GAAAATAACTCTTCTTTTTCCTCATCAGTTATTGTGTAAAGGAGTGACTCCCTTGTATCGAGTCTTCGTAACTCCTCAATTATAATGTTATACTCAGTAACTTTGAGAGCATCTAATGAACCATCGAATCGAGCTAATGCATCTCTATAGTTTTCATGAGTCGTGATTGACTTCACAATCAACTTTCCATTTATTGTTAATCTTATTGCTACAAGATAAGGGGTTGAACCTCCTAAATTATATCTTGTAATTTTGGCATTCAAAGAAGTGCCGGATGCTTTGAACTCAACCAAATTCATTTTTGTGGTGGCTTTAATTTTACTCATGATCTTCTCCTGTTTGGGTGTGTTTGATTACTTAAGTATGGATTATACAGCCTTCTGCAAAGACTGCAAGTTTTATTTTAAAATTATTATTTTATTATTAAATAAATAATTCCTATAAGAATAGATAAGCAAATACTGAGCCAAGCCTTACAATTATAAATTTAAAAGTGTAAAACAAAGAAGAGCAGTACCTGCTTATGATTGTACCTTTAATTAATTCCTTTCATCTGAGGGCGATCTGAGTCTTCTGTGATCATATTATTATATGAATCGTTAAGCTCAGTGCATTCATCAGCATATTCCTCAATAAAGTTCATTACATCTGTGACCTGTTCAAAACAATCAGCGCAAGTATTCAGATGCTCAATTATTGAACTATTATCTGACAGACAGCCGTCAACAAACTCAGCGACTTGAATATCGCTCAGACATTTTCCTATTTTATTAATCATAATTCCCTTATAGTTAGGATTGTTAAGCAAAAGAATTATTTCTGATGCTTACTATATTAGACGTGCAAAAATTTAATTTTTTAAAAAATAAATCAAATATGAAAGAATTAACTCCACAGGAACATTTATTTGTAGCTAAATATATTGAATCAAACAACGGAACTCAATCGGTGATTGATTCAGGATTTGAAGGGACAAGAAAATCTGCTGGAATTAAAGCAAACAGATTGTTGAAAAGTGATAAAATTTGTAAGCAAATAGAGGAATTTAAGAGGCAGGTAAGTTTAGCGAGTGGATGGAATAAGGCGAGAGTAATTGCTGAGGTTGAGCAGGTGTACCATGCATCTATGCAGGAAGACAGTCATCAGACAGCACTCAAGTCTTTAGAGTTAATCAGCCGATTGTGTAACTTTATGCCGGAAAAGAATACAACTATAGCTGTCAGCCATTCATTCGAATCACTACTAAAGAGGGTTGAAACCAAGGATGTAACACCAGCAGGTGTGCTGTTAGAGGCTGTGTAGAGCGATCTGAGCATTCATATTTCTCAAGATTAATGAATATGCTGTAATTCTAGGAGATCGCAAAGATATTGGATAAGATCAGATAAAATATTCCAGACGATCCTATTAATTAATTATAATCATATTATGTTAGGTTAATACGATCTCAAAATTCAGCACAAATCCTGAGATCACTCTCATCAGACCGCCCCCTCCCCGTCACGGGTACCCCCTATTATATACATAAAGTAGTTAGAGGGATAGATGCACACTTGCATATTTAAGCCTTTTAGATGAAGATAGCTGAGGGCATAGTCTCCAGCCCTAGACGGCCTAACCTCCCCTAGTACCTCGGTTGGGCCGTCACTTCTGGAGGCACACATAAGGGAGATATGGAAGAGAAAGACATAATAGAGCTTATCAAGAGGCTTCAAGCAGACCCTCTGCTCTACTTTAACCACTGCTTAAAAATTCAAGAATTTGGCACAGGCAACATAATTCCATTTGAACTCAACGAAGTTCAGACCATAATGCATTCTATAATGGAACGGCAGCTTAAGCAGGATAATCACGTTAGAATGATTGTCCTAAAAGCAAGACGTTTTGGAATATCAACATACGTGCAGGGGCGGTACTTCCAGCACGCCGCAATGAATAAGAATAAGGTGGTCCAGATCACCACCCATAGTAAGGCGGCTACAGACGTGATGTTTGCAATGACACGTACTATGGAACAGAATCTACCACACGAAATTAAACCACAACTTAAGTACAGCGGCAGGCGGGACTTACACTGGGGCAGTGAGGAGGGGGGTCTAAATTCGTCATACTCTTTATCAACTGTAGGGGGTCGGGAGGTACGTGGAAGTAAGATTGACTACCTACACTGTAGCGAAGTAGCCTCATGGTCCGGCTCAGGAGAGGACTATCTACTAGGCCTGCTTAACTGCGTAGTACAGGGCTTTAACACAGAAGCAATAATTGAATCAACGGCTCAAGGCGTGGGCGGTGTCTTCCATGACATGTACTGGGATGCAGCAGAAGGCAACTCAGGTTGGGAGAGTATCTTCTTCCCTTGGTACATCTACAGCTACTACTCTAAACCCTTTGATTCCCTAGAGGACAAAGAAGCCTTCCGCAAGGAACTAGGTCAGGACAAGAGATACGGCGGTGATGCAGAACTAGCCCTAGTAGACACCTCCTGTGAGTACGACCTAGGAGACGAGGTAAAGAGTTACACTGTAACACTAGAAAACCTCAACTGGCGCAGGCAGTGTATTAAGACACAGTGTCAGAATGACTTAAGAAAGTTTCACCAAGAGTTTCCTACAAACGCTAGGGAGGCCTTTGTAAGTACAGGTAGGGGTGTCTTCCATGCAGACAATCTTAGTAATCAAGTTCTAATATCTCAAAAACGGCAAAGGGAAAATCCGTCAGAAGGGTTCCATATTCCAGTCCAGAAGTGGAAACAACGTGGAGGAGAGAAGTACCTAATAGAGTCCTTGGACGGCGGTGAGTTACAGGTATGGGAGAGACCTATTCCGGGCAGGGAGTACCGTATAGGCGCAGACATATCAGAAGGCCTAGACGTAGGAAGGGACACAGACTGGAGTGTAGCAGTTGTCCTCAACGCACATAACATGGATGAAGTGGCAACTATACGTGTAAAGATAGACCCAGATTTATTTGCATGGCAGCTTGCAAGTTTAGGTAAATGGTACAATAATGCGAAACTAATTGTAGAAAGAAACAACCACGGCCTAGTAACTCTTAAGTTCCTTTCTGACATACACATCTACCCTGACCTCTACTCAGAAAAGATCCTAGACGAAAGATCAAGTAGGTCAGCAAGAAAGTTAGGCTTCCACACAACGGTTAAGTCTAAGCCCCTGATAATAGACTACCTACGTGAATTAATCAGGGAAGACGAAATAAAAATTAGGAGTCCCAAGATTCTGGATGAGCTACAGACGTTTGTTAATATGCCGAATGGTAAGATGGCTGCTCAATCAGGAAGCCACGATGACTGCGTAATGGCTTTAGCTATTGCATGTTTTGGTTGCAAAATGTTTCCAGCAATGGAAGAATGGGAGAAGAACATTAATAGGAGATACATGAAACCAGAACTAAGGTTATACCAGCCATCTGGACTGTAGTATGGGGAAAATAATTGAGGTAGACTTTAAGCAAAATTCCACATTAGAAAGAGAGAACTTTATAGAAGAGGTGCAACCGATACTACAAGACTTAGTTGACGTTGCACATCACAACCTTGGAAGTGTCGTAACATCTGAGTTATTCACTGATGTAATGGAAGTCCTACATAAGTACACACGTGAAGATAACTATGTACTTACAATGGATAATGGTGATATTATAGACATTAACCTAGACAACAAAGACTAAAGAGTTATACATGGCCCAATACGAAGAAGAGGAACAGCAAGAGTACCCTGAAGAAGTAGTTGGGGCACTAGAAGCAGACACGGTTGAAACAGACGTGAATGACTTTGCAGCAATAGTACAGGAGAAGTTTCAGGAGGCAAGGGAGTTCCGTAGAGATCATGAACAACATTGGTTGGAGGCATATGATGCGTATCGAGGAAAGTACCCGTCAAAGATTTCAAAGACAAATGAATTGGCTAGTGAACGGGGTATATTTGTCAATCAGACTAGGCGTAAGATTAACTCAGCGAAGATTAAGATTAACACTCTATTATTTGAGGATGGGAAAGTACCATTCAGTATTACCCCCTCACGTAAACCGAGGTTCTATCCTCCCGATATACAGGCACCAGCCGATAGGCCTGACCTGCTTGAGGATGCGCTTATTGAACGCAGTAAACAGATGGAGTTCAAGATTAGGGACGTACTGGACAGAACTAACTACAACGAACAAGTCCAACATGCAATCCACGAACTCTGCCTCTATGGTACAGGCTGTACTAAGGGAATTTCTTTGGAACACAAAAACTACCCTGTCTACAGTACGGTTAAAACTCCAGACAATCTACTGGCAATTGAGTCGTTTCTGGAATCGGAGTTAATGCCCACATGTAAGTTTGTGAGTATATGGAATGTCTTTCCATCACCAGAAGCAAGCAGTGGAGAAGATGCAGACTACATAATTCAACGATCCTTCCTAAGTAAAATACAACTAAGAAAGTTAGCAAAGAGTGGCGAAGGTTTTATAGAGGGAGTCCTAGAAGAAGTCATTGAGGATGAACTAGGAGTAAGCTCTGGTTATGACGACAGCGAACACCCTAAACAGTATAACGAAACATCTGGTAACAGACTGAAGAAGTTTGA